TAGTCCTGCGCTGTCACTTCGCCGTCTGCGCCGCCTGTAAGCGGCGTTCCTACGGTAGCAGTCGGCGCACCCGTTCCGCTAAATTCCACCCAAGCATTAGGTTGCAATTCCTCGATCGCGGAAACCGTTTGGGAATCCACTTCGCGCCCATCCACCAGCGTTTTGATATCGAACTTGGCCGGATCGTCAATGTTCTGTTCAACAATGATGCTGATATCGTTCCCGCGGACACCGCCATGTTTAGCCGTTACGGTCAGGCCGCCGATCGTGGCCGACGCCTGCGTGCCGGCGTTGAGCCGGTACAGCAGCAAGGTGCGAGCGCGCTTTAATGCCTCACGGACCAGCAACAGCTGCGGCGCTGTGATCGGATACCCGAGCGTGTCAAACGTGTCCGCGCCGGCTTCAACTGCGATTACCTGCTTGGCCGGGCCCCATGGGAGCGTTAGCGGCAGGCTGACGATGCCACGCTCGCCGAGTGTGCCGAGTGCTTGGGCTTCGCTTTTAAAATTGATGTAGACTCCAGGGCGTACTTTGTTTTGCACAGTCCAAGTTCCTCCGGGCATCTTACTTCACCGTCCTTTTTGCAAAATCCTCAACCATTTGTTTCACCTGGTCGAGCGTGTACGTTTCGTCATCCTTCAGCAACGTGCGAAGCACGTCCTTTTGGACCGACGTAAAATTGGCTGATTTCAGAAACTGTTGTTTGGTGAACGTCACGCCCGCTTTTTTCTTTTCGCTCACTTCAACCCCTCCTGCACGTCGAGCGTCTGCATCGCCGGATCTTCCGGTTTCGGCGCCCAAACGTGAAAATTGTATTCAACAAAGAAATGCAGCACTTCATCGATAATCTCGAACCGCATCCCTGTCCCGCGGACCGGACGGCCAGCAACATCAATCCACTTCAGCACTTCCGTCAGCTGCTCGGCCATGTCGTACATGTCATCGTTCTGGCGGTTAGGCGCAAAATAATGTACGTCAAAAGGATGGACGCGCGCGTATCGGCGTCCAAGTTCCTGCGTATGTGTCGGCTCGAGCAACCTTACGAAGAAGCAGGGCGGCGTCAGACCCTGCTTGATCTCTTCGCCCATGATCGGGATGTCTGGGAACGCGGTGTCAAGCGCGGCGTGGACGGCGTAGCGAACGTCGTTGATTGTCACTTGTGACATCTCATCACCCTTTCTTCGGCGACCGGCCGTTCATGATGTTATCTAATAGTTCGATCATGCGCTTTTCCAGATACCGAGGTAGTTCACGTTCGATTTCCTGCATGCTGATCGTCATCATGAACCGACCTTCGATCCACTTTGTCAGGTCCGCGCCGGTGCGATGGCCGAACTCCACAAACTGTGCGTAATGTGTGTTGTTGTAGATCTCAACCTGGTACGCATCACCCCGGCGCTCGACCCGGCCAACCCGCCAATTCCGACGCAACTCCCCTGTATCGACCGGCGTTCGCTTCTTGATCTTGCGTTCCGCCCTGTATGCCATCTCCAGTAGGAAGTCCTGAATGAACCGCTCAATGACGCGCTCGTCCAGCATCTTCTTGAACGTCTTGGCCAGCTTCTCAAACTCACTGAAGTCGAATTTCCCCCACTTGGGCATCACAACCACCGTGCCCGCAGGCGGTCAAACAACCGCTCGTACCAGCGTGACACACGTCCGTCTGGTTCGATGTAGCCCTCGATATCCACGGCCATGATCTTGTCATGATGGAGCATGTGGATGGTCTGTTCCCTAATCACATGCCACGCCCAAACCTTGTCTTTTCCCGGGTTACGAAACCAGTTCATGAAGTCTTGCACGTCATCAGCTTGCTCAATCGGAATCGGTTGGACAAATACGTCACCACTGACCATGTGTACCGAAATAGTGATTTCATCCGCGACCGATTGCGGGCGGTCCTTCAGATCAATCATTAGGCCCACTCCTTGCGCTGGATCGATATTTCCTGGTGGGTTGAATACAGGAACGGCTCCCCGGCAGTATATTTTCGCGTCACCGTGCCGCGGGTGACTTCGAGCAGATCACCCTGTCGAATGTCGAGCTCCGGCGCGATGAACAGCTTGGTTTCGTATCGAATTTCATTCTGCGCCTCGATCTGGTCGTTGGTGGCCAGCGCACGCTGTGAGATGCGACACGGCTGGTCGGTACAAACCGGTTGTGGGACGAGCTTGGTCTCTTTGGTGACTGGATCCTTGACCGGTTGGTATCTGTAAATTGTAGTCCGGTCTGTGTACATCCGTTCGATCGCCCGACGGTGACGTTCGATGTTCATCGGTCACCACCTCAGCTTCCGGTACCTGTTCAAATCAACCCGATAGTTCAGCACGACGGCGTCAATCGCCGACTTGGCCGTGTTGGTCAACCCGGCGGGCTTGGCCGGTGCCGACGACGTATCCCCGACCGTGATTTCCTCCCCGGCGCCGCTTGTTTCCGCGACTCCCGGGAGCTTCGGCTGCTCAATCCGGAGCGCATCAATGACCATCGACGCCCAGGTATGCTCCAGTTCGGCCGGGATTTCAGTCAAGTTCGTGTAATGCAAGATGCGCTGACCAATCTCCTGCACATAGGAGTCAATCAGCGCATCCACGTCATCCGGGAGCCCCGGCAGCCGGGTCCTGACAATTTCGATGACATCAGTCGCCGGCATGATCTCCGCCGCCTTCACCGTCAGCTTGCTCGTCCCCTTCACCGCCGCCCGGATCTCCGTTAGCCTGCTCGCTGTCGGAGACGGCCGCCTGAATCACCGTGAGGATCTCCGCCTTTTTCTTTGCTTCACCGAGATCAATACCGTGTTGTTCGGCATATTCTTTCAACTCGGCAACGGTCATTTCATCGAGCGGTTTCTCGACAGTCTGTTCTGCCTGTTTCTCCTTTTCCTGCGCCAGCGCTGCCGCCAGCTCCCGGCGACGCCGCTGGAATGCTGAAAGTCCCATCGTTCACACCTCCGAACGTAAAAGGAGCCACGGCCAGCTCCTCTTACGCGATTTTGAACACATGCTTCACAATCCGGATCGCCTTAGGCTCGTAAACCCGTTCCCAGTTTGCGCCGTTGGCTAGTTCCTTGTTTTCCGGAAACACGTCGGCGACCGATGCCTCCGTCCACTTCACGCCGCGCGGGTGCAGGATGAAGATCCGGCGATTTATGAGGAAGTCCTCACCAGACGATGCGAGCGAATCGCGGTCGATTTCCGTCTGGATGATGCGCGGATGAGAACCGTTGCCCAGGGCGATTGCTCCGGCACCGAACAAATAGATCGTTCCGGTCTTCGTCGCTGTGTCATACGGCATCGAATCATCCACGATGACGCGCTTGTTCATAAAGTACGGCACGCGAGGCGACTGGTCTTTCTCCTGCACGTACTCGATCAACTGCCGCTTGGCCAGGTACGCCTCAACCGCGCTGTGCATCATAACGCCGGTCAGAAGGTCTTTCGCGTCTCCCATAAGTTGCACTGCGTCGATGAAGCTGTCACCGCTGATCAATGCAGCATCTCCGGTTTCACCGGAAATGTCGAGAACGTGATTCGACATCGATGACGATTTGAACACACCATCGAGCGTGGCAAGGAGAATCTTCTGCATCTCGCGCGTCCAGTACGCAGCGACCAAATCAGCGATCGCCCGCATCGGATCGTCGCCGGAAAGCAGCGCAGACAGACCGTTTGCTCCCCATGCGCGGCCACGACCGTGCTTACGTGCAACGTCCTTGTTGGAACCAATTTTCCCGGGCGTCAGCGCGCCGTCGTCCTTCATCGTTTCAGAATCTCCAGTCAAATCATTCCAGAACGGCATGTTGACCAGCGTGTTCGGCCCGCTGGCCAGTTCGTCAAATTCGGGGAGATTTTGCACAATCCCGGATTGAACGAGCGCCGAAAGTTCCATCGTCCTTTGAATCACGTACGGATTAAACACTTCCGGCTGAATTACGTCAGCAATGCGAGTCGTCACTTTACATCATCTCCTTTGTGTTATTTGGCCGAAGCCTTTAGTTTCTTAGCAAGTTCGGGATTTTCCCGAAGAATCCGACCTTGCTCGGTCAGGTTGAAGTGCTCTCGCGACCACGGATTTTTAATTCCGCCGGCTCCTTGATCACGACCGTCAGCGGGCGTGGCGCCCCGGAACGTTGTACCGGCAGGTTTTTGCTCGATAAACAAAAAAACCTTGCTTTCGCGCAGGGCTTTCAGTTGATCATCGAGTCCAGCTTTGATATTGCCGTTCTCGTCGACCTCGATTTTCGATTTGTCGAGCAGCCCGGCAACCAAATCCGGGTCATGGACCTGTCCGGCCACCGCCAATTTAATTGCCGTGGTCACGGCCATGTCGCGGAGCTTGGTTTGGTATTCCTGCTCTTTGGTTTTGTTCTCAATCTGCAGCTGCTCAATCTGTTTTTTCAGTTCCTCGTTCCCCTCGGCTGCCTTTTTCAGGTCGGCCAGCTGCTTGTCGCGCTCTTTGAGCGCTTCCTCGGCCTGTTTCTTGGCCTCGTTCACTTCGTTGAATTTATCCTTCGGAATCCAGTTCCCATCGGATACAACGGCAATCTTGTGCTTATCCCCAAGTTTCGCGATCACCTGGTTGTACAGGTCCTCGCCCAGCAGTTCTTTCAGATCCACTTTCAACACTCTCCCGATTAGGTTTTTAGGCTGGTAACCCGCCAGCAATCGGCTTTCGTTCAGTTTGGCCCCGAACCTTTAAAGAGGGCAATACAAAGGGCCCCGGAAGTCTCATCCGGAGCCCATAATAAAAACACTCTCGCGTGATTTGCGGGAGTGTTTTAACTTGGCAGTACAATTTCACCATTCTTCAGTTTTTCGGCGATTCCTTTTTCACCAATATCACGCAGTCGTCGGATCGCCGCATCCACCCTTTCAGAAACATTCAGCTCAGAACAGAGTTCTGAGTTGAGAATCTTATGAACAGCGTCCAGATTTTCTTTGTTCTCCAGCCACTGATTAGGAATGTAAATCACAGCGCATTCACCCCCAGTCGGTTCATTGCAATAATCAATACGTTCTCAAAGACAATTTTCTCATTGCCTGTGAGATTCTTAACGCCTTTCGTTATCGCCGAATTCACATCGTCTATCATCTGGCTGCGGTAAGTTTTGTAATTCGGCATATTTTCGAGCATCTTATCAACCAACTCTGCGGTGTTCTCTTTTATATACCCCAGATAAGGTCGACTGTACTCAGAGATATCAAAACGTTGCGAGCCGATTTCATCGATCAAGTTCTTCCATTCGGCTGTTTTTTCTGCTCCTATCCTGTATTCGTAAGCGATTTTACCGAAATCCGAAATCTTACTGGCCTGTTTGAACGGGGGAAGCGATTTGAGTTTGGGCAATGTTTCAATTAGGTGTCCCGGGTAACTTGGTGAAATCTCGCGTGTTATGCCGATTTGTTTGACCATGTAGTGCGCAAAGGACTCCGCAAAGACATCATCGTAATAAGCCCATGTTTGGAACCCAATTTCATGGATATCATGCGGTAACCCATGCGCCATGGCGTGAAAGAGTTCGTGAAAAACGGTTTTAACCTGGTATTCCAAGTCTCTGACATCGCCTGAGTTCAACTCGTAGGTAAGCACTTGGAGTTTTTCTCTGCTCGGGTCTAGACGGCACTGCCCATGTGCGGAAATCCGATGTCTTTGCGCTTTCAAAGTGGAACCTGACTGAGCTAACACATTTTGAGCGAATTCCTTTACGTCTTGCTTATCCCAGTCGTTGTAAATTGATTTGACGTTCGCTACAAAATCAGTCTTCGTTTCACTTTGGATTTTTACATGTTCATTGTACCACCGTTCGTACGTGATGTCACCAGGAACGAAATACGTCTGCCCATCCTCATCCCGTGCAATCCGCTCTCCGGGGTCGATCTCATCTTCGAAATACGGTACGACAGTCGTCCGGCAACGCGCATGCAGCGGGGGGTAGTTTACCCCGACCTCGCGCTCGGACAGCGCGAACACTTTCCCATCGAGTGCCCGGCAAGTTTCAGTTGTCCGGCTGTCCAGTGTGGCCAAGATTTCATACCGATCGACGACGCCGCTGGCCTTGTACCCTGCAGCCGTGGCCTCGCCAACAAAAAACGCGGTTTCCGTCTGCACAAGACGCTCTGCGTTGGAGAGTGACACGCGCATCCGGTCTGCCAACTCCCGCGCGGTTCGTTCAGCACTCTCTCCGCGGATGAACGCCTGCGCCAGTTTCGTCCGCAGCTCGCTGATCAGCTTGTCTCGGTCACCCCAAATCCGTTTGGACCAGTTCGATCCGGCGAACTCCGTCCCGAGGACCTTCTCCAATCCCTCCCGATCAATCTTCGCAAACGAAACGCCGAAACCGGTGCCCCGCTGGATCTCGTAGATCGTGCGGTAGTACGTGTCTTCGTAGACGTCACTGAGATGTCGCCGCATCCGTTTTTGCCGGTTGCCGGCCAGCATTTCGGCGTGCTGCTGAATCTCAGTGAGCAGCGCTTCATACCGGCTCACCCGGACCCGGTAATACACCTCGTTCAGCTGCTTCGTCCAACGACCATCGGCGTTATCTTTCGCCTTGGCCGTAAACTCCTCCAGAGTCATTTTGAACCGCCTAAGCTCTTTCCCGGAAAGTTGCCGGCGCGCTTCCGCCATGCTGACTTCGCCATTCTCCGCGTAACGTTGGTAGAACACTTCGATGGATCGACGAATCTCTTCCGTGGCCCGCTCGTACTCCCGCGCCAGCTCCACCTGGTAGGCGTCTGCCTTTGCAAACTGCCGGGCGGCCACCTCTTCACTACGACGGCGCCAGTACTCAGCTGGTTTCATGTTTGTTCACCGGCTTCGGCCGGCTGCTGAGTGGGCAGCTGGGCGCCAGTTAAGCGGTCGTCATACCCATCCGGGAGCTGCTCCTCTCCCCGCTGCTTCTGGATCCGCTCGAGCTCTTCCTGTACATCCGTCACCCATGGATGCTGCGCGACCAGCGTCTCGTCGGAGAGGATGCCGACGCTGTTCTTGATATTTGTGATAGCGTCGGTTTCGTTGATCAGAATATCGCGATTGAAGATGATCTCGACCGGCTCATCCGAGAAATCGCCGGCGCCGGTGTTCGCCAAATGCTGGTTCACAAACCAAAGCAGCTGCTCGAGACTCGCCTGAAACTCGGTTTCCATGATGTTAGCGTCCATGTCCAGATCGGCGTACAGGAATCTCAATGCAATGCCCGACTTATCCCCGCCGAACCGCTCAGACTGAGTGTCCACTCCGCGGCCGAATTCATAAATGTCCTTGCGGAGCCGGTCCAGGTGCTTTTCAGCTGCTTCGGTGTCGATGTCGATGCTGAGCGTATCAACCCCGCCGCCAAGGTCGCCCATAACCTTCACGGCTCGATACAACGCCACGTTCCGCCGGAATTCCCCGAGATCCTGCCCGTCGTAGTTCTTGAGCACATAGATGCTGTTGGG